AACTCATTGTTAGGTTCGTAGTTCCAGACGGTTAGATTAATACGATCGGCAGATACTTTTGTCTCAAGCATGTCGTGGTATTCGTTAGAAAAGACAACGATGTGACAGGTCTCAGAGACATGTTCAAGGATCTTCACACATCCTTGGTATTTGTTTGACTGGATGAATCCGTTCTTGAGCTGTTCCAAGATTGAATACTGGAAGTGCTGAAGTCCAAGTCGGGGTATGTCAAATAAGAAGATTGACTTGCGCTGATCGATGATGTAGGCGAGATCGTCTCGCTTTCCACTGGAGAGAACTTGCACGGAGTCAGGGTGGGACAGAAACATTTGTCGGCAGAACCAAGATTTGCCTGAATTTCCAACGGGGTCAACGATAAAATGGATCTTACGGGTATCGGGCTCGAGCATAAGCTCGTCGAATAGAAGCCGTTGATAGGGTCGGTATGCCATACGCATGGGGAGCGCTGCAACGGGGTAGATGAGGTTGACGTATTCCATTGCGCGTCCTGATTGAAGATAGATGGAAGGGAACTCGGTGGCAACTTGGACGGCCGTTGGACGACTGGGCTGTGCGACGATCCAATCGCGGAATTCGACATATCGATTCGTGGCTCCGGGAACATTGGGTAGCGATCCGAACTCAACATAGTCGGTGCCTCCTTGTTTCTTGCAGTAATCGGCCGCTTGTTGGGAAGTGCCGCGAGCGGCGGTGAGATGACATCCAGGGAGCGCACGAGTAGCGGCGGTGAATCGTTGGTTGGTCTTGAAGAGACAGAAGCCTTGGAGATGCGGGGTGAGCGTCGTCGGGGCGACTTCGTGTTGCCAACAGAGAAAGGTAACGGTGGGACCGAGCTCGTTGAGCCAGACGTAGTCATTGTCGGTGGGGTTGTTGAGGGTAAAACACCACTTGCGAGTTTGAGAGGTAGGGCGAGTCATGACAAAAATATCGATTTTTGTTTTTATGACTGGGATGGGATGAGGAAGGCTGGGTAATAATATACCAGCCTTCTCGTTTTTGGGTCGTGACGACCCTTTAGTCCATAATTTGAATTCAAATCAGTATGGTGAAGCGTGCTCTTATATCACCTATAAATAGGAGAGTGAGACGCAGGTTGTTCTATGGAGGGCGGACACGTGTCATGGGACAGCTGTCCACCCTAAGTGCTAGAGCAGGTGGTGCATACGCACGTCGTGTTGCTATGGGAGCAGGCATTGCTGGAGCAGCTGCTCTCGGAGCATATGGTGCGTATCGAGGAATTCGTAGGATCAAGAGGGCGCGTGCTCGTCGAATCACGCGAAAGAAGATTGGTATGAAGAGAACATACCCAAGTAAGACGAAGGTGATCTTGGATCAACCTATACAACAACTCCCAACGGAATTGTGGAGTGCTATAGATATTTGTCAATTAGACAAGGGTTCGGGTCAGGATGAGCGGGAAAATGATTGGGCGAACATTGCAGGATGGAAGGTCTATTTGAATATCAAAGCGTTGGCAGGTGCTGGTGGTACAACATTTCGAATGATATTCGCATCACCTAAGAACTGGGATATTCAAAATCTTCCAACGGATGAGGAACTCCAGACAGAGTTTCTCCGTAATTACGGAACGGATGATAGTATGTCATGGGATCCTGCGACAAGGACACACATGGAATTATGTCATCATCCAATAAATAAGGACAGATGGAATGTTCTTGTCGATAAGAAGATCTCTCTAAATAACATCAACGGAGGATCGTTGTTGATTGTCGGAAACTCGGACAAGATCGTGAAGATGTGGGTGCCACTTAAACGAATGTTTAAATATCATGGAACGGAGGGGCCGGCTCGGACGGAGTCGCCTCCTGTGTATTTAATTATGTATGCGGTCAATCGTGACAAGGGGCAAGGCCCGGCAGTTGTTAACTACCGTCGGAGTATCAAGGTGATTACTTATTTCAGAGACGGCGACAGTTAGGTCACTTAAGGGGATGGCCGGGCTGCGAGGCCAGACTTAATGCTTTTTGGGCCGCAAAGAGACGCGACCCAAAAAGCATTAAGTTGGGTCGCGGCGCCCGGCAAAGTCTGATTGGAACTCCTGGGGTGTGGCCTTCGGCGTAGAATGACCCCTGCGGGGCCGACCTGTTAGGTTAATTAGTTTATTTAATTGTTATAAGGAAACTCATTGTTAGGTTCGTAGTTCCAGACGGTTAGATTAATACGATCGGCAGATACTTTTGTCTCAAGCATGTCGTGGTATTCGTTAGAAAAGACAACGATGTGACAGGTCTCAGAGACAT